AGACTTTTATCTATGGATTCTTATATGGATCAGGTGATGAGAAGACAGGTAAGATAATAGGTAAGGGTGCTAAAGAAGGTAAGGCAATCAAGAAGAAGTTCCTTGCTAAACTACCTGCACTTAAGAAACTTAAGACTGCTGTGTCTAAGATAGCAGACAAGAGAGGTTGGGTTAAAGGATTAGATGGACGTGTTATACCTGTCAGGCATAGTCATGCTTCACTTAATACTTTGTTACAATCAGCAGGTGCATTGGTGTGTAAGACTTGGTATGTATTCATAACAGATGCTATAGAATACTATAAACTTGATGCAAGGATAGTAGCATTCATTCATGATGAGGTACAATTAATAGTTAAGGAAGGACAGGAGGATGAAACAGGGAGAGTTATTCAACAATGTATGCACAGAGTCGAAGAGCATTTCAACTTCAGATGTAAACTCGACAGTGATTACAAGTATGGACGAAACTGGGCAGACACGCATTGATGCCCTAACCTGTAAAGTGTGTAACATTATGCAACCTATTGCTAACTATCAGATTGTAATTACAGGTGAGATAAAAAGAAAGTGTAGGTCTTGTAAGAGTGGGCAGGACAAAGTAGTCCAACGATTAAGGAAAGAAAACAAACCACCTCCTGATGATTACTGTTGTCCTATATGTGAGAGAGACATGAAGGAGATAAGTAAGTATGGTCAACCTATGTTAAGTAAGTGGGTACTAGATCATTGTCATGATACCAATACATTCAGAGGTTGGTTATGTGGTAACTGTAACACAGGACTAGGTGGGTTTAAAGATGATAAAGATAAAGTACTAAGAGCTTACAACTATTTGAAAGGACATACACCATGAAATGTTGGCACTGCAATACAGAAGTAATATGGGGAGGAGACCATGACCATGATGATGGAGAGTATGCTTACATTGCATCTAACTTCTCATGTCCTAACTGCCCCACACATATAGATGTATACTTAAATATAGGAGAACACAATGAAACGACTACTGATTGATGGAGACATAGTAGCATACAAAGCTGCAACGAGTGCAGAGACACCTGTGAACTGGGGTGGTGGGCTATGGACTTTACATTGTTATGAAGAAGATGTTAAGATTAGGATTGATGATCAGATTGCTAAGTTAATGGAAGCTCCAGTTAACGATCACATCGTATGTCTGACTGATACAACTAACTATCGTAAGACGATAGCACCTTACTACAAACTAAACCGTAAGAAGATACGTAAGCCTATGCTACTTGGTTGGGCTAGAGATTACATGGTTGAAAATTATAACACTGCAATATGGAAAGGACTAGAAGCTGATGACATACTTGGTATACTTGGTAGCCAAAGTAACGACAATATTATATGGTCTACAGATAAAGACTTACTTACTATACCTGCACTGCATTGGATTGATGGAGACGTTGTTGAAATATCTAAAGAGAAAGCAGATTATAACTTCTTTTATCAAACCCTTGTTGGGGATTCTACTGACAACTACAAAGGTTGCCCTCAAGTGGGTGCTGTCAAAGCTCAGAAGATTCTTGAGGGGGGTTGTACGTGGGAGAATGTTAGAGATGCGTTCAAAGATAAGGGGTTATCAGAAGAGGAAGCCTTAGTGAATGCAAGACTAGCACGTATACTACGTGATGGAGAATATAACAAAGATACAGGTAAAGTAAAATTATGGTCACCCAACTAAGACACATGGAGTATATGAAAATGAAAGCAAAAGAAGAAGATATGATTAATAGTCCACCTCATTATAATACAGGTAAGATAGAAACTATTGATTACATAGTAGATGCACTAGGTGATTGGGAAGCAGTGAGTTATTGTCAAGGTAATGTTATTAAGTATACAGGAGCTAGACTATTTGCTAAACATAATCCTGTAGAAAATGCAGAGAAAGCACAGTGGTATCTTAATAAGATGATAGAGTTAATGAAGAAAACTAAAGGGAAGAATTGGTAATGGATTTTAAAACATATCAAAAGAAAGCTAATGAAACTGCAATATATGATACTAAGTTTTCTATCTTATATCCTACACTTGGACTAGCAGGTGAAGCAGGAGAGGTAGCTGAAAAAGTAAAAAAAATTATTAGAGATAATAAACAGATAATAGATGAGAAGGAAGAGATAGCCAAAGAACTAGGTGATGTGTTATGGTATGTTGCTGCAATAGCAAGAGACATTGGATACAGTCTAGAAGTTATAGCTGAGATAAACTTAGATAAACTAGCTGATCGTAAAGCAAGAGGAACACTACAAGGTAATGGAGACAACAGATGATAAGTAATTATTTACCAACAGATTATCAAACCTTCATAGCCACTAGTAGATATGCTAGATGGTTAGAAGATGAGAATAGAAGAGAGACATGGGGAGAAACAGTAGGTAGATACTTTTCTTTTCTACAAAAAACAATAGTACTAGAAGATAAGTCTTGGAAAGAACTAGAAGAAGCAGTCTTAAACTTAGATGTTATGCCTAGTATGAGAGCCTTGATGACTGCAGGACAAGCTGCTGAGAGAGATAATACTTGTATTTATAATTGTTCTTATCTACCAGTGGATCACATTCGTGCCTTTGATGAAGCTATGTTTATACTGCTATGTGGTACAGGTGTAGGCTTTAGTGTAGAGAGACAGTCTATCTCAAAGCTACCTGATATACCTGACTTTATGCATAAGAGTAATGATGTTGTATATGTAGAGGATAGTAAAGAAGGTTGGGCTAAAGCTTTACATAAATTAATATCACACTTGTACACAGGTGACATACCTAAGTGGGATACATCTGGTGTCCGTCCTGCAGGTGCAAGACTAAAGACCTTTGGTGGTAGAGCATCAGGTGCTGCACCATTAGAAGAGTTGTTTAGATTTGTAGTAGAAAAATTTAGTTATGCTAAAGGTCGTAAGTTAAACTCTCTTGAGTGTCATGATATTATGTGTAAGATTGGTGAGGTTGTAGTTGTAGGTGGAGTAAGACGTTCAGCTATGATTAGCTTGTCTAACTTAAGTGATGGACGTATGGCTAAAGCAAAGTCAGGTAACTGGTGGGAGTATGAAGCACATAGAGCATTAGCTAATAACTCTGTAGCTTATACAGACAAGCCTAACATGGAAGGGTTCATGAGAGAATGGTTATCTCTAGTAGAATCTAAGTCAGGTGAAAGAGGTATCTTCTCTAGAGTTGCAGCAGACAACCATGTTAAGATGAATGGACGTAGAGAGACAGGACATGAGTGGGGTACTAACCCATGCTCAGAGATAATACTTAGACCATACCAGTTCTGTAATCTAACTGAGGTTGTAGTACGTGAGACTGATACTAAAGAAACTCTTAAGAATAAAGTTAGACTAGCTACTATCTTAGGTACTATACAATCTACCTTTACTAAGATGCCCTACTTACGTAAGATATGGGAGACTAATACAAAAGAAGAGAGACTACTAGGTGTATCCTTAACAGGTATTATGGATAATAAAGTAATGTCCCACACCTTAGATAGTAAGAAGTGGTTAAAGGAAATGAAACAAGTAGCTATAGATACTAATGAAAAGTATGCCAAGTTCTTTGACATACCTGTATCAACTGCTATCACGTGTGTCAAACCTTCTGGTACTGTTAGTCAATTAGTTGACAGTGCTTCTGGTATACATGCTAGACATAGTGACTACTACATCAGGACTGTACGTGGAGATAACAAAGACCCACTAACACAGTTCCTAAAGGATAGTGGTATACCAAGTGAACCTTGTGTTATGAAGTCTAATTCTACTACAGTGTTTAGCTTCCCTACTAAATCACCTACTGGTTCTATTACACGTAATGTTATGACTGCTATAGAACAGCTAGAGTTATGGAAACACTATGCTTTAAACTGGTGTGAACATAAACCTTCTGTTACTATTACTGTTAGAGATGAAGAGTGGATGGCAGTAGGAGCATGGGTCTATGAAAACTTTGATATATGTTCTGGTATTTCTTTCCTACCACACAGTGATCATACATATAACCAAGCACCCTATCAAGATATAACTAAAGAGGAGTATAATAAGTTCAAGGAACAGATGCCTACTTCAATTAATTGGAAGGCTTTGTCTGACTATGAAAAGGAAGATACGACTACAAGTAGCCAAACTTTAGCATGTAGTGCTGATGGCTGTGAAATAGTAGATATCTAAAGTTACAACATTAGCGAAAGTTTGCGTACATGAAACTACTAGGCAATGATTTCAACATCACAGATGGGTTACTTAACCATTTAAACATGTTGTTCCCTAACAAACTTCCGTTCAAACAAGTTACCTCTGAGGAACTAGCTTTTCTTAGGGGTCAACAGTTTGTTATACAGAAGCTTGTTGAATTACAAAACCAAGATTACAACGATGAGGAGAATTAAAATGGGTGGATTATTTGGGGGTGGCAGAAGTCCTGCACCAGCACCTACACCAGCTAGACCAGTAACAGCTGTGTCTAAAACACCAGACATAGAACTAGATGACACAGACTTAGAATCAACTAGTCTTAAGAAAAAGAAGACAGGTAAAAAAGCCTTGAGGACAGATATTAATATGGACTCCTCAGTAGATACAGGTAGTACTGGATCAGGATTACAGATACCAAAATAAGGATAAGCATATGGGTGCACTAACATACAATACAGGGTTTGTCAAAAAGATGACAGGCAGAGATGCTATAATGCCAGAAGAAGAACCAAAAGAAATTGAAGAAGAGCCTGAAGATATGGCAGAAATTTCTGATGATAAAAAGAAAAAGAAGAAAGCTCCTGTAGCACAGTTATTCATACCTGACTCAGCTTTAAAAGAGGATTAATATTATGGAAGAAGATGTAGGTACTGTTGCTAAACGGTACAGTCAACTTGAAGGAGAACGAGATACGTTCCTTGAGAGAGGTCGTGAAGCAGCTAAGTTAACTATACCTACTCTTATGCCAGAGGAAGGACACAGTAGTTCATCTACCTATGCCACACCTTATCAAGGCATTGGAGCAAGAGGTGTAAACAACCTAGCTTCAAAGTTACTACTTGCTTTGCTACCACCTAACAGTCCTTTCTTTCGTTTAACGATTGATGACTTTGACTTACAAGAAATAGCAGGTGAGAATAGAGGACAAGTAGAAGAAGGACTAGCACGTATTGAACGTGCAGCTATGTCAGAAATAGAAGCTAAAGCTATACGAGTACCAACGTTTGAAGCACTCAAACTTCTGATTGTTACAGGTAATGCACTAGTATACCTACCTAAAGAAGGTGGTATGAAAGTATTTAGACCTGACCGTTATGTTACTAAACGTGATACGATGGGTAACTTACTTGAAGTTATAACAAAAGAAAGCTTAGATGCTTTAATGTTACCAGACTCAATCAAAGAATCTGTACCTTATTCAGAATCACCTAAGAAAAGTTATGATTTATACACTTGTGTAAAAAGAAATGAAAATGGATTTAGAGTTCATCAAGAAGTGATGGGTATCTTAGTACCTGAATCAGAAGGTACGTTTAAGAAAGATAACAATCCTTTTATTCCTTTGAGATTCATACGTATTGATGGTGAAGATTATGGTAGAGGTTTCATTGAAGAATACTTAGGTGACTTACGTAGTTTAGAAGCCTTAACTCAGGCTATTGTACAAGGTAGTGCTGCTTCTGCTAAAGTTTTATTTCTTGTTAGACCAAATGGTACAACAAAAAGTGTTAACTTAGCCAAAGCTCCTAACGGTGCATTCTTAACAGGTGATGCTAATGATGTATCAACACTACAAGTACAGAAAGCTTCTGATTTTAGAGTAGCTTTAGAAACTATGAGAATGATTAATGATCGTTTGTCTGCTGCATTCCTACTTAACAGTAGTGTACAGAGATCAGCTGAACGTGTTACTGCTGAAGAAGTAAGATTCATGGCACAAGAATTAGAGACTGCTCTAGGGGGTGTGTATTCTATATTGTCTCAAGAATTTCAGTTACCATTAATTAATATACTATTAGAATCTTTAGTTAAACAAGGTAAGATGCCACGTTTACCTAAAGAAAGTATAAGACCTACTGTAGTCACAGGTATAGAAGCACTAGGAAGAGGTCAAGATTTAAACAAACTTGCTACCTTCTTACAATATCTACAACCACTAGGACAAGAAGTTATAGCTAGTGAGTTAAACATATCTGACTACATTGATAGACTTGCTGCATCTCTAGGGATTGATACTTCTGGTCTTATTAAATCAATAGAGCAGAAGCAACAAGAACAGATGCAAGCTCAACAAATGCAACAACAACAAATGTTAGAACAAACAGCAGCAGGTATGGCACAAGGTGCTGCACCACAATTAGCTAAAGGTGCTGTTGAATCAGAAGGATAAATATGGCAGATCAAATAAATACTTTTCAAGAAGAAACACCAGAGTCAACAGAGCATCAACAAGCTATGCTTGATAAGGAACGAGGAGAAGAAGTTGATGAATCTCGTCCAGAATGGTTACCTGAAAAATTTAAAAGTGCTGAAGATATGGCTAAAGCTTATGCATCTTTAGAGACTAAGCTAGGTCAAGGTGCTCAAGAAGAAGAAACTCCTACAGAAAACCCAACAGAGGTAGCTGAACTTTTAGATAGTAAAGGTTTAGACTTCTCAACTTTTCAACAAGAATACTTTGACAATGGTGCTCTATCAGATGATGCATACACAGCATTAGATGAAGCAGGGTTTCCACCAAGTATGGTAGACTCATGGGTAGCAGGACAAGATGCTCTTGCTGCACAACAGACAGGTGAAATGTACTCCCTTGTAGGGGGAGCAGACGAATATGCAACTATGGTACAGTGGGCTAAAGATACTTTACCTCCTGAAGAAGTAGATGCTTATAATACAACAATGGGTGGACAGAACTCTCAAGTAATTAAGATGGCTGTTCAAGGATTGTTTGCTAGATATCGTTCTATGGCAGAACCTAACCTTATACAAGGTGGTACAAGTTCTGCATCCACAGGTGGGAAGTTTGAGAGCACTGCTCAAATGACTGCAGCAATGCGTGACCCTAGATATGCAAATGATCCTGCCTACAGACAGGCTGTAGCTACTAAGTTACAGAAGTCCAGCCTGTTTTAACATTGTTGTTATGGTTGGGGGAGCAATCCCCCTTCCTTTTAAGTACATGATTAATTTGGTGTATTTAAAAGGAACTGATCATTCCTATTAACACTAAGCTAAAAGACAAACTATTACCCCTGACCCCTTGCGAGGGATACTCTTGGAGAAAGGTTGTAGAAATGCTGAGTGTAATTTCAACTCAACTTAAACTACTAAGAGGTAATATAAAATGGCACAAGCTGCTTCAAACCCTGCTTACACCGTAAGTTTTCAGGGTCAAACCAATAAGTCAGGTGACGTTAGAGACCTGTTTCTCAAGCTATATGCTGGGGAAGTCCTAACTGCCTATGAAGAAAAGAAAGTCCTAATGGACAAAGTAAGAACTCGTACTATTAGTAAGGGTAAATCTGCATCATTTCCTATGACAGGTAGAGCAACAGCTGAATACCTAACTCCTGGAAATGAGATCACAGGTGGCTCAATCAGAGCTAGTGAGAGAATTGTAACTATTGATGACTTGCTTATCTCTAGTCAATTCATTGCTAATATTGATGAAGCTATGAACCACTATGATGTACGTTCAATCTACTCAAAGGAAGCTGGTATAGCACTAGCTAACGAAGCTGATAAAAACGTAGCAAGAATGTTAACTAAAGCTGCATTATCAACTAATGCTGCTAGAGCAGCTGGACTTGTTCAAGGATATAAAGATTTCTCTGAAGAAGATTTCACATCTAACGTAATCATTGGGTCATCTTCTGCACATGCACTTGATCCAGCTAAGATTGCAAAAGCTATCTTTGATGCAAAGAAAGAGTTTGACATAAAGAATGTTGATCACTCTTCAGCTGTAGTAGCACTTCCACCTACACAGTACTATGCATTATTAGATGTTACAGATGGTACTAAGTTAACCTATATGAACTCAGACTTTGGTGGTAATGGTTCTATTGCTTCTGCACAAGTTCCAATGATTGCAGGAATGCCTGTGATTATGTCTAACCATGCTGATGTTAATAATCTGTATCAGAACTTTACTACATCAAATGCTAACGAAGGTAAGACTAGTGGTAATGCTCCTCTAGCTAATACAGCTGGATCAGGAAGAACTACTCATTATGATATACCTACTGCTGCTGTAGATGGTGCTGACATGGTTGCTCTTGCTAAACAGTTTAGAGGTTTCATCTTTACACCTGAATCTGTAGCAACAGTTAAGTTGCTTGACTTAGGTATGGAATCTGAGTATCAAATCAATAGACAAGGTACACTGATGGTAGCAAAATATGCAATGGGACACAACGTATTACGTCCTGCTGCTTGTATTGCTTTAACTGCAGTTGCTTAATCATTAACTTTAACAGGGGGTGTAGACGTGCACCTCCTTTTTTATTGGAGACTTAAATGCCAGAAGTAAATGGGAAAAAATATAACTATACTAAAAAAGGTATAGCTGATGCTAAAAAAGAAGTTAAGAAAAATCCTGATAAAAAAATAGTAATGGATAAATATAAGAAGAAATCTAAATGAGTATAACACATGCAGGAGAAGTCTTTAAGGGTTTAAGAATACCTAAGAGTTCTCCTAAAGGTACTAAGTCACATGCTGTATTAATAGGCACTACAGCTAAACCAAAAGTAATTAGGTTTGGTGAAAAAGGTGCAGTTACTAATAAGAATGCAGCACAACGTAAAGCTTTCAAAGCTAGACATGCCAAGAATATAAATAAAGGTGAAACATCTGCAGCTTATTGGGCTAATAAGGTTAAGTGGAAATCATAGGAGAATGTAATGGCAGGAACAACACAGCTAGATGCAGTAAATACAATGTTATCTGCTATTGGAGAAGCACCAGTAAGTAGTCTAAGTTCTGGACTAATAGAAGCAGAGATAGCTGAAACAATATTAAACACAGTAGACCGTGAAGTACAATCTATGGGTTGGCATTTCAACAGAGAATTAAATAAATTATTTGCTGTATCAACAGATGGTGAGATCATACTACCTTCTGATATACTACGAGCAGATGCCACACTAGGTTCAGAAAGCCCAGACTTAGTACAACGTGGTTTAAAAATGTATGACAGAAAGAACCACACTTTTAATATAGGTGCTGCTTCTGCTTTAGACATAGTAGTACAATTAATATTTAATGATTTACCTGAAGTATGTAAAAGATATGTCATACTAAGAGCTACTCGTATCTTCCAAGACCGTGTAGTAGGTTCAGGTACATTACATGACTTTCAAATGAGAGATGAGCAAGGTGCATTAATGGAACTTAAAGAATTTGATAAAGCTTCAGATGACCACAATATCTTTGACAACTACGACACATTTGCTATCATCGACAGACAGGGACGGAGATCACTTTAATGGCACTTATCAGTCAATCTATCCCCAATCTTATTAATGGGGTATCACAACAACCACCTTCTTTAAGACTTAGTACACAAGCTGAAGTACAAGAGAATGCTTTATCTAATGTTGTAACAGGTTTATCTAAACGTCCTAGTTCAGATCATGTTGCTAACTTAGGTACTATATCAAACTTAGATAAAGCTTTTATACATACTATACGTAGAGATGAGAATGAGTTCTACTCTTTAGTTATAGATACAGCAGGTACTATAAAAGTATTTGATAAAGATGGTACATCTAAAACTGTAACAAACAATGCTACCTCATATTTAAATGGATTGTCTGACCCTAGTAAAGAATTAGCTGCTGTATCAATAGCAGACTCAACCTTCCTTGTAAACAAAAATACAATAGTAGCTAAAGCTTCTACTACATCAGCTGCTCGTAATCCAGAAGCTCTTGTATATGTTAAACAAGCTGACTACTCCTCAACATATCGTCTAGTGTTAACCAAAGGTAATAGTAATAGTACTGTACAATTTGCTACTAAATCTAGTACTCAGTCAAGCACAGGCTTAACACAGAATGCAGAACGTGGAGCAGCTACTGATTTAATAGCTACTAATTTAAATACGTTCTCTGGTACTGGTGTTAATGGTACTTTTTATGATGGTATCGTTAATGGTAGTGCTGTAACAGGTTTAACAGTTACACGTTTAAATAACGTATTACATATACAATCAACAGATGCTACTGACTTTCAGGTAGAAGTAGGTGACTCTCATGGTGGTCAACATTTACTAGTATTCAAAGATGAAACTGCTGACTTTAAAAAGTTACCTGTAGAAGCTCCAGTTAACTTTAGTATTAAAGTATCAGGTGATAATAATAAAGCACAAGATGATTACTACGTTAAATTTACAGATGAAGAAGTATGGAAAGAAAGTATTGAACCATCTGTATTAACACAATTAAATGCTACAACACTACCACATAAGTTAACAAAGTTAGCCAATGGTAATTTTCAATTTGATCCAGTTACATATGAAGATAGAAAAGTAGGGGATGATAATACAAACTCTTTCCCTTCCTTTGTAGGTTTTACACTAACAGATATATTCTTTCATCGTAATAGGCTAGGTGTTTTAGCTGATGAAAATGTTATCTTTTCTAGAGCAGGAGAGTTTACAAGCTTTGACTTCTTTCGTAAGTCAGTCCTAACTATAGTGGATAGTGACCCTATTGATGTAGCAGTATCTTCTAACAAGGTTAGTATACTTAAACATGCTGTACCTTTTAATGATAGCTTACTACTATTCTCAGATTTAACACAGTTTAAACTTACAGGAGAACCTACACTAACTCCAGAGACCGTTAACATCTCTAACACTACAGAATTTGAAGCAAGTCTAAGAGCTAAACCAGCACAAGCAGGTAGGTTTGTATACTTTGGTTCAACAAGAGGTGCTTGGTCTGGTATGTGGGAGTACTTTGTTGACACTGATACTGACACTAATGATGCTACAGAGATTACAGCACATGTACCAGAGTATTTAAAAGGTGAAGTTAGAAATATTCAAGCATCGTCTAACGAGGATATGATCCTTGTACAGACTGTTGATGATCCTACAGCTATATATGTATACAGATATTACTGGAGTGGTAGAGAAAAGCTTCAAGCTTCTTGGTCACGTTGGGTATTTGGTGGTGATGTTATTGGTTTATCTTTTAACCGTGCAGATATAACAATGTTAATCAAAAGAGGTAATGACTTATTCTTAGAACGTATAAACTTATCTGCAGATGTAGCTACTACTTATACTACTAACAAATTCTCTATTCATTTAGACAGAAGAGTATTATTAAAGACAGGTGGTATTACTAGTCTTCCTTATACAGATGCTGCTGCTATTTATATTGATCAAACTGGTAAAGTAATACTTGTTTCTGCAGTTGCTGCTAAGTTAAGTGCTGGTCAGATAGTATATGCAGGTGTTCCTTTTATATTTAAGTATACTTTTTCTGAACCAGTTGTTAAATCAGGTGATAAATCTATAACTACAGGACAATTACAATTAAGAAATTATGCTGTTGTTTATAATAACACTGGTTTCTTTAACGTAGTTGTTACACCTCTAAAACGTACTCCATATACTAGAAGTTTTACTGGACGTATTGTTGGAGCATCTACAAACATATTAAACGTTGCAGGTATTGATTCAGGTACTTACCGTTTTGGTGTACTAGGTAAATCAACAGATACGACTGTAACTTTACAAAGCTCTAGTCACTTTCCTTGTACCTTTCAGTCAGCTGAGTGGGAAGGTTTCTTTGTACTACGTTCTAGGAGAATGTAATGAAAGCCCATGTGAGACAAAGCACTCAAGAAGATATAGATTATCTATGTAATAATCTTAGACCTGAAGATAGGCAAGAGGTGATAGCATCACATGGTAGTACAAAGAAAGCTTTACAAATTGGATTAGATTTGTCTGAAGAATGTTGGACATTTCTAGTATCAGATACAAATGAAATAGCAGGTATATACGGAGTAGCTAAACAAGATGACACAGTTGCATGTGTTTGGCTACTTACTACTCCTGCTGTTCATAAAATATGGATAACTTTTTTAAGAGAGTCTAAAAGATTGACAAAAGAAATGAATAAAAAGTATACTATCTTAACTAACTCTGTGGATGCAGAGTATACTGTAGCAATTAAATGGCTTAAGTTTTTGGGTTTTACTTTTATTAATAAACATAACCAATGGGGAAAACCCTTCTTAGAATTTGTGAGGATATAGTAAATGAATCCAATGATGATTTATCAAGGTGTACAAGCTGTTGCAGCTTTTGCAGAGAAAAAGAAACTAGCTAGAGAACAACAAGCAAGGTATGATGCAAACAGAGTAGCTGCTGTAGCTGCACGTGACTTAAAGATTAGTGCTCTTAATCAACGTGCTATACAAGAATCAGAAGTTATAGCAGATGATAAAATGGCTTTAGCTATTAAAGCTTTAGAGACAAAAGAAAGTCAAGTAGTTTCTGCAGGTGAAGCAGGAGTAGCAGGTAAAAGTGTTAAACAACAGATAGACTTAACTGAAGCTAGAAAGCTTAGAGGTATGTCAAAGTATAATAAAAGCATTGAAAACCTTTTAACACAAGTTGAACTAGAAGGTGCAGGTCTTGCTGCAGAAGCACTTAACCGTATAAATAGTTTACAACAAGGACAACAACCTAGTTTAGTAAAAGCAGCTATAGGTTTTGCTGGACAAACTATGGCTAGTGATATTAAGTTTGGAGATGGTAAGATGTTTGGAGTAAATCTAACAGGTAATAAGGCTGTTAAAAATTTAACAACTAATGGTTTTAGTCAATCTACTACTTCAAACCTTAGTACTGTTTTTTCTCTTTCTGATATGTTAACGTGATAAGGAAATAATAATGGCATTAAAAAGAAATCAAGTGGCAAGATTAAATGTAGATTCTACTAATGTAAGTGGTATAAATACTAAAACTTTTGCTAGTCCTGTTGAAACTTATGTACGTCCTGTGCAAACCCAATCAACTCCTTCACCTTTATCTCAGTTTGTAACAGCACTAGCTCCAGCAGTAGAAGCTAAAGCAACTAAGGAATTAGAGGTTAAACTTAAACGTGAAAGAGAAATAGACAACTTTAATTTTAAAAAGAGAATGCAGCACGTTTCTAATCAAGCATTTATAACACGTTCTAATCAAATATCTGATTACAATAATAATCCAGAGATGTACCATCAAACAGATCAAGCTGTTATTGTAGAAAAGTATAAAAAACATACGTTTGACAACGTAGAACAAATGAAAAAAGAAGGTGCAGACGAGCTACAAATTGAAAACTACAAGCTGTTGATGGAAACTAATAACATAGAGTTAATAGCAAAGATTAACGA